GGCAATGTTTCACAAGATGAAATAGAAGCCGCCAAAATGGAAATGGACCCTAGAAGTTTTGAGCAAGAGTTTCTTGCTAGTTTTGTAAACTTCAGTGGGTTGGTCTATTATGCATTTGATGTTGATAGAAATGTCAAAGATTTAGAACCACAACTTGATAAAAGAGATGTGCTTCATGTAGGAATAGACTTCAATACTCAACCAATGAGTGCTGTAATAGCAAATTGGGATGGGCTGACAATGCATATATTTGATGAGTTTGAAATAAGAAACTCAAATACATATGAATTGTGTGATGAGATAAGCAATAGATATCCTGACAACAGGATAATTGCATATCCAGATGCCTCAGGTGCAAATAGCAAAACAAATGCTATGAACACTGACCACAACATCTTAAGACAGTATAACTTTGCAGTGAAGACTGCTAGAGTTAATCCACCTGTTATAGATAGAATAGCTAGTGTGAATACAGCTTTCTACAACAAAGTGGGTGAAACTAGATTAACTGTAGGACCAAAGTGCAAAGGACTTATAAGATGTTTGAACAAACAAATATACAAGGAAGGAACTAGACAGCCTGACAAAAGTTCAGGAGTTGATCACCTTCCAGATGCCATGGGTTATTTGGTATGGGGTAATATGCCAATTAAGAGACCAATGCAAAAAGTAGATGCTGGCCCAGAATTGTTTGCTCATTATTAAGCATATCTTTAAAGATAGAGATATTATGATAAATATAATAATAATTACCTAAAGGATATAGTATGAAATCAGAAGATATATTATCAACTCATTCAGCTTACAACAATCATGCTAATCAAGCTGATTTCTTTTATAGAAGTTACATTGGTGGTGAGCTTTACCAAGCAGGTGAATATCTAATCAAATATTTGGGTGAACAAAACACACCAGGTGACAGTTACAACAAAAGAATAATGGCTACACCTTTAGATAATCATGTAAAAACAACAGTTGACATTTATGGTAGTTTCTTATTTAGAAACTTACCACAAAGAACATTAGGCAATCTAATAATGAATCCTCAAGTTATGAACTTTGTTCATGATGTTGACAACAATGGCACTAGTTTCAATACATTTATGAAACATGTAAATGACATGGCTATGGTTGTTGGTAACATGTGGATACTAGTAGACAAGCCAAGTTATGCAGTGACTACACAAGCAGAACAAGAAGCAATGGGTATAAAGGCATATTGTGCCGCTTATACTCCTCAGAATGTGCTAGATTGGCATTTTTCTAGAACAGTTGCAGGAAAGATGGAACTTGATTACATCAAAGTAATTGAGTTTGAAGACAAACATCAGATACAAGTAGCTGAATGGAAAAAAGATCATATACACAAGTATACAATTCAAAAAACTGATACAGGTGAATATGGTGATATCATAGAACAGTTTGATTATGTTAACCCATTGGGTATGATACCATTTATAAACTATGCACCATTACCAAGTGCAACACAAGGTGTTGGAATTAGTTTGGTAAATGATGTAGCATATGCACAGAAATACATTTACAATTTACTATCTGAACTAGAACAAAACATTAGAATTAGTGGACATCCTAGTTTGGTTAAAACACCTAGCACACAAGCAAGTGCTGGTGCAGGAAGTATTATCACAGTACAAGAAGATCTAGAACCTGGATTGAAACCTTATTTGTTACAACCAGCAGGATCTAGTATTGATGGAATACTAAAAAGTATTGATAAAGTTGTTCAAAGTATTCATAGAATGACTCACACAAGTGCAGTTCAAATTATGAGAGGCAGTCCTATGTCAGGTACTGCTTTACAAACAGAAAGACAATTATTATCTACAAAATTGGTTGATATCAGTCATGAATTACATGAAACAGAACAGAAGATTTGGAAGTTATGGTTTCAATGGATGAATATTGAACAACCACAAGATTTCAGTATTGAATATGCTGAAACTTTTGACATAAGAGATGAACATGCTGACTTAGAGCTATACAAAAAAGCAATTGATACTGTAGGAAATGAAGAATTCAGAATTCAAATGCAAAAACAAATAGCTGATATGTTGATTGAAGATGAAACAACAAGGAATATGATTCAATCTACTATGCAAAAAGGACAACAAGAGTTAGTTCAGGAGTCAACTCAAGCAATGGCAGATGAGCAAATGCCTCATCCACCTATGCAAAATCCTGCTGATATGATTAGTCATATCAGAGAAATGATGGATCAAGGTTTGACAAATGAAGAAATACTGGAGTTACATCCAGAAATACAGGGTTATTTCACACAAAGTGAATAAAGTATTTGTTACCCACAATAACAAAGGAGAATGTTGATATGGAAACACAAAACACCATAGTTGAAAACAGCAAAGTAGACACTGGCTCTACTGCGGCTGGTAGTGATGAAGGCCAGGTTAAGGAAAAGATGTTTACTCAAGAAGAACTTGATGGCATCTTACAAAAAAGGCTTTCTCAGGCAACTAAGAAGTATGCTGATGTAGATTTAAATGAGTATAATGAATTAAAAAGTTTAAAGACACAGATTGAGGAAGAGCAACTTATAAAAAGACAAGAGTTTGATAAAGTTTTGCAAAAAACTAAACAACAAAGTGCAAAAGAAGTCAGTCAACTTAGATCAGAATTAGAAAAGATCAAAGTGGATGGTGCTCTTATTAGTGCAAGTTCAAAAGCTGGAAGTGTAAACCCACAGCATGTAGCTACACTATTGAGAAACAACATCAAAATGAATGATGATGGCAATGTTACTGTAGTTGACAATGAAGGCAATGCTAGATTTGACAACAAAGGTGATGCAATGTCAGTGAGTGCATTGGTTGATGAGTTTTTAACAGAGAACACTTACTTCAAAGTTGCAGGACCTAGTGGTGCAGGGTCTTCTGGAAACACTGACACTAGATCAAATGAAAAGTTTGATCTTGCTAAACTAGACATGCATAACCCAAGTGACAGAGCCAAATACAAAGAGCTTAGAAGCAAGGGTCTTGTATAGTCATTCTTAACTAGGAGAAGAGAAAATGGCAAATGGAAAATATGTAAGTACACTAGATGTAGATGCTTTAAGTGTACCAGTATTAGCCGCTACTGTATTTGCGGCAGAGGAATCATCACTATTCTTAGGTGGTAATTTGGTTCCAGTAGTAAATGCTCCTTCAGGCTTATTACAAGTTCCTGAATTAGCTTCAGTTACTGCACAAACTGTTTCAACAGAAGCAGACCCAGGGGTAGATTTAGATGCTAAAACTATCACTGATACTAAAAACTCAATTGTATGTGAGCTTATAGCGGCGAGGGCTATGGTCAGAGACTTAGGTAATATTGATCCAAATGAAATTGGTAGATTACTAGGTAAATCAGTAGCAACTGCTTTTGATAAGACAATATACACAGCTTTAGATTCAGCAACAGCTTCAACAGAAGACTCAGTTCCACTAACTGTGGATGATATGTTTGATGCGGCGGCTCAAATCAGAGGCAATGGTGAAATGGGACAACTTTATGGAGTTCTAACACCAGCAGAAGGTACTAACCTAATGAAAAACATTGGAACAGCCGCTTATGGTGGTGGTGACTTCCAAACTGAAGCATTAAGAACTGGATATGTTGGTCAAATTGCTGGCATTCAATTGTTCATGTCTTCTAACATTACAACAGCTAACACAGCTGGTTACATTTTTGGTGAAGATGCAATGAGAATTGCTATGCAGAAAAATGTTGACATTGAAATTGGTAGAAGAACTGCGGCAGTAGGTAATGATGTAGTTGCATCTTTACATGCTAAAGCGGCACTAATTGATGCTAACAGAGCAGTTAAACTAATTAATGTTTAATTCATAATAATACTAGAGGGCTTTATGCCCTCTAGTATAACTGGAGATTTAAAATGGCATTTGCAACAAATGAAAACTTACACACATATGCACCTGAAGTCTTTGATCAGGGTGTAGATGACTGGTCATCAGAATTAGCTTTGGCTGAAACTGATGTAATCAGTATGATTAGAGTCAAATATTGGAACAAATATGAGACACCAAGTAGTTTCAATAGTGCAAGACTAACAGAATCTCAATGGCTTGTATGGTTATATACTTCCTAAACTTTCTACATTTAGACCAGAAGGTGATCCTTTCAGAGAACAAATTACTTTTTATAAAGAAAGATTCAATGAAGAGTTCAACTTACAATTTGGTTTAGGTATTGAATATGACAAAGATGGAAGTGGATCTATTGATGAAAATTCAGAAGTAAATAGATTTAGACAAGATAGGTTATACAGATAATGTCTAGAGAAAATATAGTTAGTGAATTTGTTAGAGTATTGAAGGCTATGAACACAGTCAAACTGGGTGTTGTTCAAAGAGATCCAATAATTATTTCTGAGCTACCAAAGACAGCATTTCCTGCTGTTTATGTTGAAACTGTTGAAGAAGACAGAGAAAATTTAGCAATGGGACACATCAGAACCAGAAGAGCTATGATGGAAATTGATTGTGTTATTGTAGTTGGTGGCAAAGAAAGAGACAAACAAAGGAATCTAGTAGTAGATGCTATTGAGAGTCAATTGGCTCTTGATAAAACTCTAGGTGGAACTGTAAAGGATTGCAGTTTGACAAGAATAGAACTAGTTCAAATAGGTGAATCAGAGCCTTATGCTAGTTGTAGAATGATATTCAGCATAGAATATCATTATGATATCTAAAGAGAGGTATAATTATGGCAACATATGCAGGACAAGGTGGAGCACTCCACTTTAACACAGCAGTAGGTCAATCAACAGGTACAAATGTAACTGAAGTAACTAACTGGTCTATCTCATCTGAGGCTAATGCAATTGAAACATCAGCTATGGGTGATACTTTTAGATCTTTCACACCTGGTCTTAAGACTTGGGAAGGTACAGCTGACATTGTATGGACTGATTCAGCAGACACTGGTTCAGTAGATACATTATTTCAAATTGGTGACACAGGAACAATTTTCTGTTATCCTTTGGCAACTGATACTGACATGAAACTTTCAGGTGATGTTTTAATCACTGGTATTGAGTATGTTCAAGACCTAGAAGATGTTATGAGAGCAAGTGTTTCTTTTCAAGGAACAGGCACTCTAACAGTTGATAACAATTTAAATTAATCAAAGGAGGATAGATTAGTGAGTGAAGCAAGAAAAACAATGAGAGAATTGTCTACTGAGATCAACACTGATCTATCCAAATTTGTTCAAGAGTATATTGTTACACTAAAAAGTACAACTCCAATCAGAACTGGTAGAGCCAGAAGAGGTTGGCAGAATACATTTAGAAAAAAAGCTATTGGCAAAGGCGGAACTTTCCCTATAGCAAAAAATGATGTTCCATATATTGGAGTATTAGATGATGGCAGTAGTAGACAAGCACCCACAGGTATAGTTGAACCTGCTCTTAGAAAAACAAGGAAAAGATAATGAAAAATAAAGTATTAGCAAAAGCAACAAGTCATTTCAAAGAAACACTTTCAAGTGGCTTGAGAAGTATTGAAGTTCCTGAATGGGAAACTACAATTTATTACAGACCTGCTTTCACACTTGCAGAGCAATCAAAAGTTTTGGAATTCCACAACAAAGGTCAATTGGTAGATGCATTGATTGAAACACTTATTGTAAGAGCCAAAGACAGTGAAGGTAAGTCTATCTTTCAGCCAGGTGAGAGACAAATTATTAAGAATGAAGTTGACCCAGAAGTTTTAACCAGAGTTGTTACAGAAATGAACAGCGGTGTAGGTAAGGCTGAAGCAGAATTGGGAAACTAACACAAGATACAGATATACTGTTCTTGTTTAAGCTGGCAGAAAGTTTAGGACAGACTGTATCTTGGGTGATGCACAATGTCAGCATTCTTGAGTTGAAAGGTTGGGTTAAGTATTATGAACACCAACTCTCTCTTTTTCCTCTTCT